AACTGTAACTGATATTTACCACGCTCACGCATTGCTCTGCTGGTAAAGATACCAAACACATTGTCTGCTGTGTTGATTTTGCTGATACCGCCGCTGATGTGACTGTGGTCAAATTCAATTTCTTCAACTGCACTGCGGTTTAGCTGGCTGGCTGTTACAAACAATACATTGAGTTCTTTGGCTAGGTTTCGCAACTCCTCACTGACATATTTGTCCTTAACAAACAAGTCATTGGGGCTGACTTTGGCGCTAACAGGCATGAGCAAATCCAAATAATCCACGCACAAAAAATCTATCGTTACGCCGCTGCGTATTTGTAGTTCTTTTACATAGCTGCGTATGTCATTTACTGTGCTTTGTGCTGGCAGATACTTGATATAAAAATCACCGCTTTTCTTACCAACGATCCTGACCTTCATCTCTACATCGTCCAGATCTTTGAATATCTCTCGAGTAGGCAACCCAGTAATCATGCTATCAATACGCATAGCACACAGGTCTTCACTGAGTTCCAGTGTGATGTAAGCTCCAGTTAATCCAGACAATGTCCAGTTGCATCCCAAGTTTTGCATGAACAAACTTTTACCCGATCCTGATCCACCAGCAAAAATTTGTAATTCGCCCCGATTAAAACCACCATACAGTTTACGATCCAGCCCGTTCCAACCAGTGCTAACCTGTCCATTGTTACTTTTCAAACGCATCAATCTTGCTCTGGGATCAGCGAAATAGTCAGTACCCAGATCTTTGGTCAAACTGATTTGCACTGCATCTTTAATCAATTTTTCAACTGGATCATACTCGCCTTTTTCCAGCAAATCAGCAGCTTTGAGAATAGCCCGTTCTAACTCTTGTCGTTTGGTAAAGTTTTCAAACTCTGCCATAAACCAATCTATATGACCAGAGTTTATGCCCTCTATGGGCTGTAGATTCAAACTGCATACTGCCCGTATCTGTGTTCGATCCGGAAGTGTACTATGCTGTTCAGCATGTTCCTGAATAAACTTTGCTGCTTTCTTCAAGCTCTTGTCAAAATTCTCTGAACTATAGATATTACTCACACGGGTAAACAGTGTGGGATCTTGAAGAATAAATTCCAAAAACAGTTTTTGAACGTCTGTTGTAAATTCCATAGCGTATTAGTTATATTTCTTGTTGAGCTTGAGTCTAAGTTTTATCTGAGTTGTTCCAGTTACTCTTGCTTGCCAGATCTGTCGAGTAACAAAGAGCGGCCCCCATCTCATCACTGCATCATTGACATCTTTGACGTCTGGTGGCCAATCAGGAAAACTCACACTCCATCCATAATCCAGTGCTGCCTGTACTAGAGATTCGCCTGAACTATCCTGATCTGGAACTACAACAATTTTTCGATTCAGTTGATCCAGCAGTTCAGCTTGCGCTTCACTAACTTCATTACCCAGCACTGAAACTCCGCCAATACTTATGGCATCAAAAACTCCCTCCACGACCGGACACCAATTCCAATTGGGTTTTTGAAATACCTCACCAAATATATAGGGCATACCCAAACTTTGTATGTATTTGGGTTTGGCTGTACCGATGGTTCTAGCAGTGTATCCTACTAGATATTGTTGGTGGGTAAAAGGAACTATAATTCGTCGAGGAAGTTCAGAGCTAACAAAATAAGTGTATGAGTTGGGATCTATGGATCTGCGTTCCAGATATTCATAACATTCAGCATGTTTTGATGAATCCAATAGTTCAGATTCAGCTGGCAATTCTCTGGGTTCTATCTGAATTTCTGGAATCGTATCTGATTCATCTAACCCCAAACTATCGGATCGTTCTCGCAAGGCCTGAATTTTTAATGCATTGATCTCAGTGGACCCAACGCCTAGCCAAGACAACAACCTACGAAATTTTATTCCAAAAGACCCACCCACAGTGTAACCTGTGCTGAATGTACAATTGAAGCAGTGAAAGACGACGCCGTTGGCAACTAATTTAATACCACCACGGCGTCGTCCATCTCCAGAATGACCTCTGTGCGCACAACAAGGGGCATTGAAACTCGTCCATCCATTAGGAGATCTTCTTGTGGCTGGAAGATAGTTCAATAATGTTTGTACAATAACAGAAGTCACATTGTTATTCTAACACTATTACCCGTTGCTTACAAACTTATTGAGTTTTTCAGCTTCAGCAATTATGTCATTTGTTGAGGGGAAATCGGGCAAAGTGGGATGTGGTGTGCTGGGATTTTGTTCTTTTACACAATGCCATTCGTTGATCAGAGTGCCTCGTTTTTCATGTACTGGCACCTGAAGTATTTCAGCCGCCAACTTCAATAAATCGAGACGAATCTCATATGGGGTTTTGCTCATTTTGAGCCTCCTGTGTGTGTTATTATATGCAAGTCTTGCTTGCACTGATACTTATTACACACAGGAGTCTACTGATAATTTATAATCTACCCACCACAACTTCCACAATCACAATACCTGCGGTGTCGTTGTTTTCCAAGCATTTACCAATCACGCAGCCTGGTTTGTACTGTGCTGGATCCAGTGCAATACCAATTCCAGGAAGATGACTGCTTACAATGAGATCACCTTTCTTAACCGGGCCAACCACACGACATGGAACACGCCCAGTTAATGCAATTGGCAATCCACTGGCTGTGTCATTCATCAAAAATGCTGGCTGTTGACTAACCACTCCAGCAATTCTGCTATCATGGCTCACTGTGCTAATTGTGATCTCAGCTGAACCACCAAAAATCATCACAGTGGCGAATTCATAGAGTCCATCAGCCACGTAAATCTCTGCCAAGTCAGCGTAGTTAGCTGATGCTTGACGTGCAAACAGTGTATCAAATCCTTGCCCAGCAGCACCAATGTTACCCACCCCAGCAGTACCGCCATTGGCAATTGCTGTGGCAATGTTGCTGGTGTTTACTGTTAGTGTATCTCCTATGTTTGCTGTGCTGGTAAATATGGCTTTGGCTGCACCAATGTTGCCCACATTGGCGTTACCTGTTATATTGGCTGTACCACTGATGTTGGCACCTGTGCTGGTTACCACCAATACATTGGCTGTTCCGCCCACACTGGTTGTAACATTACCGTTGGCTGTGTTAATGGTTACATTACTGGTACCATTGACAATGCTGCTGGCGCTGACTGCAGCAAAACTTAGATTACCAGCACCGTCAGTTTGTATAAACTGACCACCTGTGCCGCCGGTAATTTTGACATTGCCCACTGCACCTAGATTGCTGATGCCAGTAACGCTGAGATTACCAGTACTGGTATTTCCACTTACTGATAGGCTACTCAATGTACCCACTGAAGTGATATTGGGTTGAGCAGCCGTGGTAAGTGTGCCACTGACGTTGGTGAATACTGCATTATTAGCACCAATATTTCCCACATTGGCATTTCCAGTGACACTTAATATTCCACTGACACTGCTGATATTACCAAAAGTAGCGTTGGCTGTCACAAACAAATTAGCTTGTGCTGTGACATTTCCGCTCACCGTTACGCTGGATAATGTTCCAACACTGGTGATATTGGGTTGACTTGCGGTCTCTAGGGCACCCACAACGTTAGTAAATACGCCGCGTGTGGCTCCGATATTACCCACATTGGCATTACCAGTTACTGATAAAGATGTCAGTGTTCCCAAACTGGTAATATTGGGTTGAGCAGCAGTGGCAATTGATCCGTATATGTTGGCACTGTAAAAATTATTCCAGTAATTGCTGGTTTTGCCCAAGTCTAAACTGGCATTTCCCACAGGAGTGACAGCAACACTGGTTTGCCAACTGGTGGTGGCATTATTGAACAACAGGCTTGCTACCTGAGCATTTCCAGAAACATTACCACTAATGATACCTGAACCGTCAGCAGCAGCGCCAGTGCTGGCGTTGTTGGCCAAAATAAATGTCTTATCAGCAATGGTGACGTCATTGGCGTTGACTATTGTGGTGTTGCCTGTAACATACAGGTTGCCATCAATATTGACGTTGCCCCCAATGTAAGCGTTTCCTGCTACACCCAAACCGCCGGCTATGGTCACTGCACCAGTAGTAGTACTGGAAGAATCTTCAATTGAACTAAAAACACCTTTGGTTGCGCCAATATTACCCACATTGGCGTTGCCACTCACGCTTAAAATACCGCTCACTGAGTTGATGTTGCCAAAAGTGGCATTGGCAGTGATGACTGAATTTGTAGCACCAATATTACCCACATTGATGTTGCCAGTGATGCTTACTGCTCCAGTAAACACTGCATTGTTGGCGCCAATATTACCCACGTTGGCATTGCCTGTCACATTCAGGATACCACTCACTGAGTTAATATTACCAAAAGTTCCGTTAGCAGTAACCACTGAATTCGTAGCACCAATGTTGCCCACGTTGGCATTGCCTGTCACATTCAGGATACCACTCACTGAGTTAATATTACCAAAAGTTCCGTTAGC